CACCGCGAACATCTACGGGGGAACGCTGGGCACGGGTTACAAAGTGGACCGCGACCTCGGTGAGGAAAACCCCATCTGGGCAAACGCCACGGAAACGGTGGCGCTCGTCTTCCGCTCCGAGCAGAGCATCAATCGGATCGGCCAGGGACCCTGTTCGCAGATCGCAGGGCAGACGGATGCGAACGGGGTCATCGCGAATACTGAACGGACCACGGTGGCCAATGCCGTGTCCGCAGCACAGGCAGGAGCGGTGATCTGCTTGCCGTCCTCGGGTGGCGTGGCAACAACGTGGACCTCGACCGTTTACGAACTGGGCGGCAAAGAACTGCGTGGCGCAGGCGTCCAACCGGCGATGGGCTCTCCCCAGCAGACCCGGATCTACATGGGCATCAGTCCTGGCGCGAACAACGGCCTAGGATTCTCCAGAAGCGGCTTGCTTCAGGGTTACGTTTCCAACTCCTACCCGACGATGATTGACGGGATCTTCTTCAGTGCCGATCAGGATTCGGGGTTTCCCGAAGACGGCATGATCAATTTCAACGATACCGTCCAGGATGCGAGTTTCTCCGAACCGGCGATCAGCCATCACAACGACTACCTGATCGACAACCGCTGCACCGACCCGGTGATTAATAAGGCGTGGGTCCGCAGTGCGATCTTCTACCGCAACCGCGCCTGGGCCTTCCCTTACAACCGCTCGACCGGCGTCGGTTGTGGACTGGATGGCTCGGGTCAGCCCAATGGGACTCATGTCAATACGAACATCCAGTTCGCGCAGACCTACATCAACCGGGATGCGGGCAATTCCCTCATCTGGCACTCGCCGCCGACGAAGGGCACGGCGGACGGCAACGGCTTGAACAATGTCTACGTGGAGAACAACGAGATCCACGGTTTCGCCGTCGGCACCGACTGTGGCGAGGTCTGCCGTGCGGTGTGGCGCTTCAACTTGCTGGACTCGACCACGCTGGCGACTCACGGTGCGGACTCGGTTGCCAATGGCGTCCGTCACATGGAGATCTACGGCAATACGTTCACGTGTGAATCGATCACCTCGATGCGAGCGTTCACCGCGACCAGAGGCGGAAGCTTGTACTACTTCTACAACAGCTTTCCGGCCACGCCCATTCCAGGCACCACCTGTGACCCGGATAATGCTGGTATACCCACCGGAAACGAGTTCTACATCTTCCGAATAGCGCAGTGCTCTCCTTCCGGCTCGTCGGTCGGCTGGTGGGGAGCCTATCCCGGCAACTGGCCGGTCCATCATCAACTCGGCTGGGGCTACAACCCTGGAGACACGATCAACCCCAACCTCGTGTCGGTCCCTGGAGCCATGCAGAACCTGGAGCCGATGTATGAGTTCGCGAACACCTACGGTGCAGGGACCGTTCCCTGGAGTGCGCCGATGGTGGAACCGAATGGGTGTCAGTCTCCCGCAGGATCGGCGTCAGCGAAGGGCACAGCCGGTACGCAATTGACCGCACAAACACGCATCAACACTGGTCAGTGGGCGCTGGCGGTGTTCACCGACCAAGGTCAAGTGGGTTCTGCCGAACCAACGATTACGAACACCTGCGATGAAGGTGGAGCGAATCAAGCCCAGAACTGGAGTCCGGCCCAAGGTGGCGACAACGGCACGATGCGGATGCGGGCCTGGATTACGCACATCGCACGCGACTGTGTGATGAACACCACGGTGAGTTTCGCGTCGTCGTCAGGAGCGCGTTCCCTGGCGGTCGCTCAGGTGCGTGGCCTCGACGCGATGGCCCTCGATCAGAACCCGCCAGTGGTCACTCAGAATGCGACCGCCAGCTTCAGTTCTCCGGCCATTACGACCGCACTGACGCCAATCACCACGACGACCGGCTTTACCGGTGAAATCCTCTTGCACTATGCGGCCATGTCCGTCCCGAGGGCTCATAACCTGACTGTTGCGGGAGGTGCGGCTCCTTACGTCACCCGGATTGCCTCTTATTGCGCCCCCAACGTCTGTGGTCAGGTCGGCGGGCATACCTCACGCAACGGCACCGACAACTGCTTCTCTGTCACAAATGGCTGGACGAGCGATACAGCTGGCACTTGTCCGCCCGATTTCACGTTCTATCCAGGGCCGAATCTTTCCACCCTGGTCAGCTTCCGCAACTGGCCGGGAGGCGGCACAGTCGGAGCCGGGGCGATGGTGATGCAGGACAGTAGCGGTAGTGGTGACTCGATCAGCGGCATCATTGCCTTTCGCGCGGGTGAGAATAATCCCGGCCCCTCGCCATGCAGTGGCGTCGATCCCCGGCCGTTCTATCAGGGACGACCCGAACCGGCGTCGTGTCTCGACAATCGCATCCTCGACTATTTCCAGTCGGGTGTGGAGTACTTCTCGGAGGCCAAAGCAGATGGCATGGCCGCGCATGGTCCGCGCTCCATGCGGCCTCCATGTACGAAACAGGGACAGGGCTACTTCTCTACCGATCAAGGCAATTGGAACAAGCTCGGCGTGCAGCAGGGAGTTCTAGATCGATGCATCGCTCCAGGCAATCCCGGAACCTGGGAGAACGCCTGGTACGTGCCGAAGGACTACCCGCATCCGCGAGCCGATGTGGTGGCGGGCGGCGATGTGAATGTGTTCACCACGCAGCCGACCAACACACTTCCCGGTGCGCAGTTCAGTCCCGTTGTCGCCGGTATCGTCTATCCGCCAGCTCCCGACTCGTTGACTATCTCGCTGGATTCCACCTCTGCCCCATGTCCGCTGTCGGGGACGTTGACGACAACGGCGGCCAGTGACGGTCGGTGGACGTTTCCCGGACTGGGCCTGCAAGCCGGAACGCCGGTTGCCGGATGCCGGGTGAAGGTGCATAACAACACCAACAGCGCGATGGCCGACGCGGTGTCGAACCTGTTCACGATGATCGGAACCATCACGATCACTGGCCAGCCGGGTATCACGCTGGTCGGACAGACGCTGACCCCGATTCAAGTCACCTTGAATCCCCCGGCACCCGGAGCCACCCTGGTGGCTTCCATCTCGCAGGGGGCATGTCAGGTGCTTGGTCTTCCGATGACCATCACCGGAACGACGTTCTCCGGTTTGACCGCAACCGCGTTAGGCAACTGTGTCATCCGGATTGAAAACATGTCGAACCCCGCGTATGTCGCGGGGGTGACGAACCCGTTCAACGTTCAAGACTCCTTGTCGTTCGGTCACGACTTCTCCGGGTTTACCACAGTCAGCATCGGTTTCTACGGTCCGACCTGTCGCAATGTGGTCGCTCCAGAAGACGGCACGCTGCTCACGATCAGAGCGTATGTCGTCGGTTTCGTTGCGGGTGAATTCCTGCGCGGAGCGATCTACAGCGGCACCGTGCAGAGTGGTCCGCAAGCCCTCATTGCGCAGGGCACGGGTGTGCCCATTACGATGACTGGCGGTACAGGAATTCCGGCGTCGTATGCCTCGCCGATTTCGGCGTCGATCACCGGAGGGACCAGTTACTGGCTCTGCGTCCGGGGATCGACCGGTGATAATGGTCTTGCGTTTACGAATGCGGCCAACGCTTCCGATTTCGGCTGGCTGGATTGCTCGACGAACTGGCCCAACTTTCCCAACCCGTTCGGGGCCGGATGTTTTTCGCCCATCAACCGGAACCATTTCATCAACGCCACTTATCTTCCCAATGCGCAGGCGGCGCTGTCGTTCACCTCGCCGGGACCGACCTCAACGGTCAGCGGTCAGACGATGGCATCGTTCGGGGTGGCGGCCACAGGGGGGCTGACCGGCAACGTGACCCTCGCGCCCAACAACTGTTCCGGGGTCAGCTTTACGGGATTGACGGCCGCCATCTCCGGCACCACCGCCACCTTCAACATGATTGTGCCCACGGCTGCGGCAACGGTGAATGGCTGCACATTCACGGCATCGGCCAGCGGAGCCACGGGTGCGACGTCGAACTCCTTCAATGTGACGGTCACGCCGACATTGTCCTGGCTGGTGCAACCGTCGAACACGACGCCGGGAGTCGGATTCAACCCGGTTGTGGTGATCCACTCCAGCCCGCCGATCACCACCGGGAACGCCACCATCACCGTCGCTTCGCCTCCGTGCGGCATCAACTTTACCGGCGCAGTGGCGGCATTCGATAGTAGCGGCAATGCCACGTTCACGAACCTCGTGCCGAACAACACGGGAACAGGATGTCACGCGATTGGGCACGCTTCCGGTGCGACAGACACTCCCAACTCTGGCGTCTTCCAGGTCACCACCGCTCCGGTGCTGACGTGGACGGTTCAGCCGTCCAACACGGTCAGCGGCATGGTGATTACGCCTGCGCCGCAGGTCCAAGCGACTCCCGCCACGGCAGATCAGGTCCAGGTGATGATTGAGAGCGGCAACTGCGGGTTCGGCGCGGGCTCCACCACCACCGTGACCGCCAGCGGCGCGGGCGTGGCGACCTTCAGCAACTTGATCATCAACGCCACAACGGAGCCGCCGCAGACCTGCATCATCAAAACCTTCAACAACACGCATCCCACGTTTGTGTTCTACAGTTCGCCCTTCGATGTGACCGGCAACGTGGTGTTGAGCAGCCTCACATTCCCGAATACGGTCAATACGGTCTACGCCGATGGGATATTCCGGCCGACCGTGGAGGTGCATTCCTCCGACAGTACTTTTGGGGGCCAGATTACGCTGACGGCGATCAACTGTGCGGCCGTTTCCCTGACGGCCGGACAGACGGCAACGGCAACGAACGGTGTGGCCTTCTTCCCGGACCTCCGGTCATCGATGACGGAAGGCTACGGATGCGCCTTGAGAGCAAGCGCGGCGGGCCATACTTACGGCGATAGCAATACCTTCTGGAACCTGGGCAACGTGCCCGCGCCGCAACCCGATCTGGCCTTCGATCCACAGCCGCAGAATACCCAAACAGGTCACACCATGACTTCATTTGCCGTTCACGTCGTTCAACCGCAATCGCGGATATTCCTCGGCCGCAGTGGCACCGTCACCTTGATGCCGAATAACTGCGGGGCCAGCTTCAGTCCGCTGACGGCGGCGTTGGATGTGAATGGCACGGCCACATTCGACATGACGGTGGCCAGTGGCGAGGGTGGCGGTTGTCACTTCGTGGCATCCAGTCCAGGGGCCAACGATACGGTTTCCGACGGCTTCAATGTGGTTGCGCCGGGAGCGCAGGTGAGTCGCACTGAAGTGCCATCGCGCATGAGGGCGCACTGATGACGCCGGAGGACAAACGCCTGATCCAGGACGAGCGGCTAGTTGATGCTCTAGAAATGCTAGCCGCAGCGGTCGGCTCGATTGCCCGCACGATGGAGCTGACCTACTACAAAACCTTTCCGCCCCGGTCCCCGGTGCGGGATATCGATCTCGGGCACCCGGAGACCGAAGACGACAAATTGCGCCGCGCCCAGGGTGCGACCGGCGAGGCGACAACGAAGGAGTGGATGACTCTCCATGCCGAAGAAGAAATGGGACCTCGGGAACGCGAATTTATGGAAAGGGAAAACCGCCGAGCACAAGGAGGAGCAGATGAAGATCGTGTTTCGGGAGCTGGGCATCTCGACCGAAAAGCTTAAGCAGGTCCCGAAGATCACCGAGCTGCTGAAACACAACCGCATGGGTGGAATCCATGTGGTCTTGGCCGCCATGCGGTTTTCGACTGACCCGCTGATCGAGCATTTTCTGGAGCGTTGGGACGAGCTGCCGCCCGAATTTCAACAGATCGTCCCCTGGGAAGCCCTGGCCCAGCGCTCTCAGATCGATGTGCGCCGACTTCTCGGTGCCATCGTGTTGGCCCTGCGCGAACACTCCGCCACACAGGTCAAGCTTGCCGCATTGATGGCGCATCCCGACGTTACCGAAGCGACGGTCCGCGTGGCGATGCTCCCCGACGCGAGAGGTTACCGGGATCGCCAGATGATCCATCAAGCCCTCGGGTTTCTGGCGCCGCCGAAAGGCCAGACGATCAATTTCAATTTCGCCAAGCCCGAAGACGATTCCGAGCGTGAAGTCCCCGCCGAGGACATCGATATGAATCAGCTCTTTCCGGATCTGGTGACCACGCAGCGCAAGCTGCTGCCGGAGTAGGAACTAGCTAGATGTACGCCCAGCGCCTGATCGAAAAGAAGCTGCACAACGCGGCCGTAAGGAACGGCTGGGAACCTGTCTACCACACGATCGGGCAGGTCGAAGAATTCATCGACTACGTCAAGAAGATCACCAAAGTCGAGTCCACCTCCCGCCGCATGACCTTCGATATGTCAAAAGGCCTGACCCCGTCTCGCATGGCCTGGATCAACCGCTTCATCGAGAACGAACAGATCGTCTGCACCTGTGACGAGAATTACTTCGTCACCCGCTACGCCTACATCTGCGATGAAGCCGGAGAAATCATGAAATTCGTCCCGCGCAAATCGCAGCTGGTCTTCGATTCGGTGGTCGCGCACTTCGAGGACCTGGAAGTCGCCATCGAGCTGCTGATCCTGAAGGCGCGGCAAGTCGGCATCTCGACGCGGGTGGCGCTGAAGTTCCTGCACCGCATGCTGTTTCTAGAGTACGTGCAGGCCGTTATGGCGTCGGTGAAAGCCGAGAAGAGCGAGCTGATCGCGCGCATTCTCAAGATCTGTTTTGACCGCTGTCCCTGGTGGCTGGTGCCGCAGCAGACCGGTGAGCGCGTCGGCAAGCTGATGGAGTTCGCCAATGGCAGCGTGCTCTCCATCCAGTCCGGGATGCAGGCGACCGGAATCGCCCAGGGTTGGACGCCGACCTCGATCCACATTTCCGAGCTGGCCGATATTCCGAATCCGAAGAAGACGATCGAAGAGGGACTGATTCCGGCAACCCACCCGACTCGAAAGCTGCTGCAGATCCACGAAGGCACCGGAGGCGGATCGACCGGCTGGCTGGCCGACACGTGGCGCGCGGCGAAAGAGGATTTTCCGAGGGGACTAGCTAGATTTTGCCCGGTCTTTATCTCCTGGCCGCTGGCGACGGATCTCTATCCGGAGGCCGACTGGCTCAAGAAATTTCCGATCCCGGACGGCTGGGTGCCGCTTCCCGAAACCCGCAGGCACGTGCGCCGCGCGGAACTCTACATCCGCTCTACAGATTATCTAGCTAGTATTTGCGGCGAGAACTGGGAGATGCCGCGCGAACAGCAGTGGTATTACGACTTCAACTATCGCGCGCATGCGAAAAAGCACACCCTGAAGATCTGGCTGTCGCAGATGCCTGCCGACGATCTGGAAGCGCTCACCGGCAAGAACGATCTCGTCTTCGACCAGGACGTCATCGAGGTGCGCGAGCGCGACCGCGAGCGCGAGTACGACATTTACGCCATCACCGGCAACTCCATCGATGACGGTTTTGAAGTCGATACGAATCTCATCGACTACGAGCAGGAACGGATCATCGTCGAATGGTCCTCCTATCGCGGCCAGGAGTACAACTGGACCCTAGTTCCACTCCTGCCATTCGACGAAAGAGACGAACGCCACGCCTTTGACAAGCTCCTGGTCTTCGAGCCCCCGAAACCTGGGCGAGACTATTCGATGGGGATCGACACGGCCGACGGCCTCGGCCACGAGGATGAGGATCGATGCTGTATTTGCTTAACCCAGAGCGCTACTGGGAATCATCCCGATATACAAGTCGCGGAATTTACTTCAAATCGGATCAACCCACCACAGACCGTCGGGTTCGCTGCGGCTATTGCTGCATGGTATGGACCGTCATGCCGCGATCCGCGCGGAGTGAAGTTCTGCATCGAACAGAGGGAAAGACCGGGGGACGACTGCCAGCTTCAGCTCAAGCTGATGGGTTTCAGTTTTCAGCATTTAATGACGCGCTACGACAGCAAGAAGGTGGGGGAAAAGTATGGGGTCAAAGAAGGCTGGTACTCGAATGCGTGGTCGGTACCTTTTTTGATGAATCGATTCGTGGATGCGGTGAACGGGGGCTGGTACAAACCGAATTCGAAGTACCTGATCACCGAACTGAAAGATCTGGAACGCAAGATCTCCACAGCCGGGAAGACCAAACTCGAACACCAGTCCGGCAAGCATGACGACCGGGTCCGCGCGGGCGCGCACAGCTACATCACGAGACATCATCTCGACGTGCTGCAGGAACGCTCGACGAAAACCTACAACCCGCGCGCGCGCTGGATGCCGGAGATCGACAAGCGTTACCCGCCACTGAATCAGATGGGATTTGACGATTGATGATGAGATTCAAAGCCAAGACGTTTAATCCCACGGTCGTCACCGTGATCGTCCGCCAGATGATCGAGGAGAGCTGGGAAGACTGGGAGATCGCGCGCTTTCTCCGGCTCTGGCACCAGAGTGATCGCGTCGTCACGATCATGGCGTGGCTGTCGAAACCCGAAGATACGCTCGATCGAAAGCTGTATGAATACTTGAAGCCGTTCGTCCTGGTTGACGAGTGAGCGCATAATGTTCGAAATCTAGCTAGTTTGCCGTGACACCGTGACAGAAAGTTTGTCCGATGGCCGCGTGGCTTGAGAAATACCGGAAGCCCGTCAAGACCTGCTTCTACTATCACCCGGTGACCGGGCGCATCGAGGTCGGCTTTCCCGAAGAGTTTGAGATCCCGGAACCCTACAAAAGCCAGGGCTATCAAAAGCTCATCGCGCGGGATGCGCACACGCTGGGAATCATCTCCGGCAAGATGCGCGATCAGGACGCCCGCGACATGGAGCAGTCGGAAGCCGAGCGCGAGCTGGTCGAGGCGCCGATCCGCCAGCAGCTGCGCGCACACCTGCACTATTTATTCGATCATGCCCGTGACGCCTTTCAGCGTGACGCCATTCGGCGACTACTCGCGAAGCTAGATTTACTAGAAAAGCGCCGCCGTGATGCGCTCTACAACCGTCTTTCCTACATGCACTGCGAAGCTGCGGAGGACAAGAAGTGAGCGTGGTGCTGTTCCGGGGCTCCGAGCCCGAGAAGACCTACTGGCAGCCGCCGCCGTTTGAGGCCGACCCGGACAAGCGCTTCGGCTACATCGAAGAACAGATCGAAGAAGGCGAAGGCTTTTTGAGTGGCCAGCGCGTTTATAAAAACTTCGCGCACTCGCTACGGCTCTTTAACGGAATCTTCGAAGACCGCACCAGCTCCACCCTCTGCTCCAATTTCCTCAAATTCAATATTCGGAAATTTGTCGAAGTGCTGAGCGAGATCCGCGAAATCGGGACATTCGCGTCGGATGCCAAACAGTACAAATCGTATGCCGAAATGACGAACAAAGTCCTGAAGGCGATCTACACCGAGTCGCAGTATCCCCGCGCCTTGCGGCAGGCGCTGCAATGGGCTTCGGTCGGCGGCATCGGCTACATCTGGCCGAAATGTAAAGCGACCGAGTATGGCTGGGGTGAACGGCGCATCATCTTCGAGCCCCTCGGACTCTTCGACCTGCTGCCGGTGCAGATGCCGAAGACCAATGACGTGCAGGACAGCTATCTCATTACGATTTACGAATACATGCCGATCGCCGAGGCGCACGGCCGCTTTCCCGCCTACCAGGACGAGCTGCAGCCGATCGACGCCGTCCATGTCCCCTCCCGCCTCATGGCCAGACGCCTGGATTGGAATTCGCGTTTCCGCTACGGCGAGATGAATCGGAACTGGGGCAATCTCTATTGCGAGATCCGGTATCAATTTATCCGGGATCTCCGTATCAACGACACCGGACACGAAATGCCGATGGGCGAGCCGGGAACAAGCTGGTTCTACAAGGTTCCCTATGTCGGTCAGGATATTTTTGGCGGTATCCGCAATGGTCTTCCCTACATGCGTCCCGCCAAGCGCGAAGATTGCCGCGTCTATCCGCAGTTGCGTTTGATGATCTCCTCTCCGTCGGTGCGCCGCCCGATGTACGACGGACCCGCGTTTGACTGGGATGGGCAGATGCCCGCGATCCAGTATACGGTGGACGACTGGCCGTGGGAATCCATCGGCGGCTCCCTGATCGATGCCGTCGGCTCCATCGAGCGCACCAAGCGAAAGCACGAGCGGCAGATGGATCAGGTCATCTCGACCAAGCTCAATCCGCCGCTGGGGTATGACAGAACCAGCACCGGAGGTCCGAAGATCGAGAATTTCAACATCTTCGAACAGGACGCCAGAGCCGGAATGGACGGCAAGCCGAAAGACGTGCTCCAGAGTGTGCTGCCGGATGAGGTGCGGGTCGAGGGCAGCGATTTCCAGTGGAACGATCTGCTGAAGACGATGGAAGAGCAGCAGCTGGGCATCGGTGACCTGACGGCGCTGGTCAACATGAAGCTGAACATCTCCACCGACAGCTTCGATAAAGCGCTCGAATCGGTGGGGCCGATCGCGAAAGGGATCGCGGCGACGATGGAGGCGGGCAACGCGAAGGTGGCCTACCGCATGAAGTATTTGATCATGCAGTATCTGCCCACCGCGCGCATCATCGAATACATCGGTGCCGACAACATCACGCCCGAACAACTCGATTTCGATCCCGAGCACGTGGTGCCGTCGCATCTCGCTGACGAGATGCTGCCCGGAGGCCATCTGCCCTTCGACAACATCAACGGCGTGAACATCCCGCGCCCCTCGATGTACGATCGCCTGGAACGCGCGAAAGTCTTTGCCCGCAGCCTGCGCCTGATCAGCGTTCCATCGACGTTGTTGAAGATTACCCAATTGCAGGAACAAACCAAGATCATGGCGCTCTACGGGCGTGGTTTCCCCATCCCCCCGAATTACGTGGCCGACAAGTTAGGCATCGAGAAGTGGGGCGAGATCCCCGGCGACACGTTGTTGCAGCAGTGGGTCAACTGGCGAAAGATCGAGATCGCCTTGCTGGCGCAATCGAAACAGTTCGCGCAAGCCCTCGG